CACCGTGACCTCTGGGCCGGTCGTCGCACCGAGAAGGCCCCAGACCTTCGTGATCACGTTGCTCGGGCCTGTAACCGGGTAGGTCGGGAAGTATTCGTGGTTCCCAGCGCCGTAGTAAGGCGGGGTTAGAACGTGCCCTGGCGAACGCTCTTGGGCGCCGTTGGACTGACCGAGGACCACCAGCGCACCGCCGACTCGGGGAGGGAGACTCATTAGATCTTGGAGTACCAGTAGACCGCGTCGTTGTCACCGCATTTGAATCGCTCCATGACCAGCGAGTTCATGATGACCTGCGTCTTTCCGGAGTAGTCCACGGAGCCGAGCAGGACGTAGGCCGCCGAGTCGGTGTCGGTCATCGTGCTCGTCGTCGTGAAGATGTTTTCTGAACCAGACGGGTAGGTCTGTAGGTAGACGTTGACCGTAGGGTCGCCCGAGGCGCACGCGGTAGGCCCGAGCGAGCAGACTACGCCGTTGATGGTTCCGGGAAGGACTTGGAATGATGCTCCCTCCTGAGGGACAAGGGTGTAGGGAGTCAGTTCAGCTGCGGCCGTTGCGAGGTAGGCCAGCAGGTCGGTCCAGTCGCCGGCATTGGCAGGGTTCTGCTTTGCGATCTTAAACGGGAAGATGGAAAGTAGCTCGAGGCTCATGCCAGCTGAACCGCCGTCATTACCGTCATACTGAATGAAGGGAGGGTCGATGTTCAGGCTCACTCCGCCCTTGGACGAAGTAAAGGTATAGCCGTTGCCAGGTTGGATGCTCATCAGAGGTCGGTATAGGAGTAGTGGTAGTCGGCGTCCATTTGGCCAAGTTTGAAGCGCTCGCGGAGGATGTCGCTCTTCACGAACTGCGTCTTATGGTATTGGTCAACCTGACCGATAAGCAGATAAGCAGCCGAATCAGAGGAGGCCAGCGTGGAGGTAGTAGCGATGATCTGGATGTCCGCGTCAGGGTAGGTCTGGACGTAGACATTGGTCAGGCCTGTTCCGCACGTCGTCGGGCCGAGCGCGCAGGCCGTCCCGTTGACCGTCCCTGAGGCGACATAGAAGGTCGAACCGGTATCAGGGTTGAGATTATAAAACCACCCCGAGCCAAGGCCTGTCTCGGCCGTGACCTTGCTGATGCGGAACGGGTGCGGACGGTAGAGCTCGATGGCGAGGTTCGTACCGCCGTCAGGACAGAACTCTGCCGGCCACGGCTTGACGATGTCCAGCGCGGCACCCCTACCGGCCTGCTGAAACAGAAACCCGGTGCCTGGCTGGATATTGCTCATCCAATCGTCGCGGCCTTGATGTAGACGTGGTCGTCCCAGCCTACGCGGGAATAGCGGATCTCGTAGGAGACCTTCACAAGTTCGCCGAAGTCGTCGAAGTTCACCTGCGAGAGCAGCAACTGGTTATTTCCATCGGCCGAGGTGAAGACCGTACCGAGGTAATCCGGCACGAGCTGCGGGAGGTTACCGTTCCAGTCGTTATCGTTGGACGAGGTGCCAAGGAAGGCCTGGAAGGCCGACACGAAGTCGCTGGTCTTGATGATATAGACGATGCCAGAGTAGGACGTGGTCGAGGCGAGGTATTGTGTCTTTCCGAAGAAGTTGGGATAGTCCGGGTCGACAAAGCCGATGAAGCGGCCGCCGTCCGGGCCCTCGAAGCATGAGCCATTGATGCCGAGATACCCGTGGCGCTTCTGTGGCTTTCCAAACGAATCGATATAGGTAACCACAGGCGCAAGGTCGCTCTGGATGTAGGTCGTGCCAGCGATGACGCCACCGGCATACAGGGCGTTTGCGTTAAAGAAATTAGGATGGGACGTGATGTTCTCGGAGGTGAGACCATTAGCCGAACCGACCTGCGGATTGGTATGCTCTCCGGCGTTCACGTCAGGCGAGATGCCGATATAATCGCAGTTCTGCGTCATGATCCCAAGGGAGTCGAAGGTAGCCGTCTGCTTGTGCAGTTTGCAGTATGAGTAGTCCGTCTTCGGGAATGCCTCGCCGCGGATGAAGTCGAACCCTGCATCCTTGTCGACCTTGTAGGTGCAGTTGATGGTACGGAGCCCGTAACCATCGTCGGTCATCTTCCAACCTGGCTGCAGCTTGGTATCTGCGAGATTAAATCCGTTGTCGATGCGTGCCATAAAATCAGTGACCCATCGGCATATAGTTTGCCGGGGCGGTAAACCCGTTGCTCTTTTCCTTGGTGAAGTCCGCGGAAGGAGTGGGAGTAGATGAGGCGATAACCTGTAGCAGTTGAGTCTGCATCCTCTGTTCTTCGAGCTGGGCCGTCATGGCCTCGAGGACAGGGTTGGCTCCGACGCCGACGACGTTCGAGAAACCTTCGGGGGCTTTGTACTCTTTCCCGATCATGTTGTTCGGGTCTTTCTTCATGTCCTCAGCGAGGATTTTCTGAACGCGCTCTTGTAGACCTTTGTCAGCGCCAAGGGCAGTCGTGCCACCAACCCTTACCTGTGCCTTCTGCTGCTCGGAAAGCAGACCCCAGCCGCGCTGGTCCTTCATCAGAAACTCAGCCGTGCGCTTTTCGACCTGAACCTGGTTCTCTTCCTTTTTCTTCTGATCTTGCTCCAGCTTGTTCTGTTTGTTGGCCCAGTAGCGGTCCTCGGCGCTCATCAATTCGTTGGTTCCGTCGATGGCGGCCTTGTTCGCTGCTTCCTGCTTAGCCTGGTAATCGGCGACGAGCTTAGTGACGAGTCCGATGGCGGCCGTGAGCAGGGCCATAGGTCCGAGGAAGGAAAGGAACACATCCTTGAAGGACTCTCCGAATTTCTTGCGGATGTCGCCGACCTGCTCCTCGAAGCTCTTGATGGACTTCTTGGCCTTGTCCACGACCTCCGGCATATTGGTCTTGCCGTTCAGTTCGGTCTGTAGGGATTGAGACATCGTCTTAAGGATCTACCTTTGCCGAGTCGGCAACGGCCTTTTCCGCAGCCTCTTCCTGCTCCATATAGGCCTCTTCCTCCGGAGACATGACCGAGACGTCTGCGCCCTTCGCGATAGCCAGCGCCGTATTCATCCAGATGGCCTGACACTCGGGCATCTCCCAGGCACGCTTCTCTTCGATGCCGGACGCAATTAGGTTTGAGACGATGGCAAGGGGCCAAGGAATGCCTTTCCCATTCGTGCTTTTCTTGGACTGACGCTCCCAGAATTTAGGCCAATTCTGGACCAGGACGTAGTCCGAGAAGGTCTCAAGCGCCTTTAGGAACTTGGTTTCCGAATTGGATAACATGGCAAGGTGCCAGGTATCCTTCAGGCTCAGCTTGCCGATGGGCTCCTCTGAGCAGATCTTCACCGCAAGGATAAGGTCCTCTGGCTTCGGGGTTCGGCTGCCAGTGATGAGCGGAGACTCGAAGGCCATCATCCGCACCCGATACTTGAGGCACCATGGGTAAAGAGTTCGACCCAGCAGCCGAATAGGTGCCGGGTCGATTTGGGCGTTCAGGAACCTTCTATCCACGCCAAGATGCTTGTCCTTGGGGTCGCCAAGGCAAGTCGGACTTAGATGCTTTCGTAAGAGACGGCCACGATGGTCACGGCCGTAAAGTTCTTATTCGTGCTTTTATCGTCTACTTTCGTTACCGTTCCCGAAAAAGAGGTCGAAGCCGAGGCGCCGTAAGCAGACGACGTATTGACCGTGAAGCTGATGGTGTCGCCGAGCGCCGGAATGCTGGATGTCTTCGCGATACCTTCGATGGTGATCTCGGACTTGCGGTCGTCCATGCGGTGCGTGACCGTCAGGCCGTCTTCGTCCTGAACCGTGGCATCGGCATTGAAGGAGGACGAGATGGAGTAGGACTGCACGAAAAGGTTCGAGACAGTGCCACCAATGCCGTAAAGGCAGGTGATTCCATTAGAGATAGCGGCCATTTGATTTTGCGGGGCTTGGCAACTGCCTTAAGCTGGGTTCAGGCAGGTCCATACCTCGTAGACGAAAGCCGTCGCCCAGGAGCGCTCATCGACCCCCTCATCTTCGGAGGTGACCCCGCAGTCGTAGCAGATCGCCTTACCGTCCGTGATGAAGGCCGTCTGCAGGCTGTCCACGTCCCGCATCATCGCGACGATGGCGGCGCAGCGCTCACGGTGGGCGGTCAGGGTGGTGTCATCCGCATTGGACCAGACGGTGACGCGGACGGAGCAAATGTAGTTCCCTGCCGGGTCAGCCAGCTGCGGCATCGGACGGGCAGAGTCGCATAGGACTACGCCCTTGGGCAGGACGTTTACGACGTTGCTGTCTCCGGTGTAGAAGGTTACCCCGCTCAGGCTGGCCTCCGTGCTAAGGTAGGTCGAGACGACGCCTTCGACGACGTGCCGGATGGAATACAGGTTAGGGGAAGAGGAGGTGGTGGGCATGGTTAGCGGATTTCGCCATTGTTGAACTTCTGGTTGTCTCGGTTGAGCATCTGTTCGAGGTCCCTGTTAATGCGTGCCACGGCATTACCAATCATCTGGGGAAGGACGTTATTGCGCGTGGCTACGTCGTCGGAGTTCCCGATCTGGTTACCGATGATGAGGGAGACGATGGAAGAGGTAGAGACGAGGCTCTGAATGTTATTGCCCGGGAACTTCTTCACATAAGCGGCCACGCCCTTGCGGCCGAAGTTCTGCTCCACGCCTTTCTTCTTCGGCTTAGGCAAGGCCTCGATGACGTTCCACCAAGCGGACTTGAGTCGGCCGACGTTCTCCTGCTGGGACTTGATGTAGGCGTTCAGTTCTCCCTTGGACTTGACGAAGTAACGGCCTGTGAAGTCCAGTTTACTCTGGTCGAAGCGCTTGCGGCCGCCGCGGGTCATGTACAAGTACTGCTTGTGTACGGCCTTCATGTCGGTCGTCGGCGGGTTCATCCTGGCTACGGATGACTTGCTGAAGAAGTTCTGGGCCTTTCGGTAGGCCCGCGTATCGTCAGAGTCGTTGATGATCCGTGAGCCGACCAGGGTGTCGAGCTTGACGGTCGATGTGTTCAACTGACGCTTGGCGTCGATGAAGCTGGAGTAGTCGCGGTTCTTGGCCGCGTTGCTCAGCTGCTTTAGCATCATCAGGCCGTTGACGCGGGCCGTGTCATTCTGGGGTACGAAGATGCGCCGGATGTCACGGTCTACGGCGCGACGGCCTACCAGTTCGGATTGCTTGGTCTCGCCACCTCCGCCGCCGTCGACGAAGGGGGGCGTGAAGATGATGGCATCTCGGCACATCAAGGCGCCTTCGCGGAGGATGGTGTATTCCATCGTCCAGCCGACCTCCTTGGCGTATTCGTCCAGGGCCTTGTTCAGGCTTTCCGCTGTGGCGTGGACCAGCCCCACGGGTTACTGGGTATCGTCGATGACGACGAGGGTGATCCAAGCCGAACCAGGCTTGTAGGTCCGGCCGTTGATGCGGAGATGGCGGCCACCGACGACCACCTTTTTACCGATGGCGAAGTTGGCGATGGGGGCACCAGAAGCCAGCGTGGCTCCAGAAGCACCAATAGACCCGTCTGGGAGGCTCCAGGAGGCCGTTACAGCGGGAAGGCGGACAGAGTGCTGGGTCTGCTCCACATACCCACCTGCTTGGAAGACCTGCGTCTGGGCAGGGTCGGAGACCAGCGCCTTGAAGGTCAGGGTACCGTCATAGGTCTGCCCGGAGATACCGAAGTCGGCCACCATGTCCTTGGCATCCTGCAGAAACTCCCCGTATAGGCTCATAACTCTGCGGGCTTAGGCAAAAAAAAGACCCCCATTGCTGGGGGTCTGTTTCAGGTCTGGACTGCGGATTAGGCAGACTTGAGGCGGAGGAGGCTGGTCGAACGACCGACGGCGGCACCGAAGAGGAGCGTCGCGGTGACGTTGTAGTAGCCGCTCTGCTCCTGACCCATGAGGATCTGGATGGAAAGACCGCTCTGGTCGTCGGTGGCGACGGCCATGTCGAAGCCCGGGATTTCCGAATAGGGGAGACCCGAGGCGACGGCGATAGCGTCAGCGCCGGCGGCGAAGCCGACGAGGTTTTCCGAGTTACCAGGGAGGGAGGTCCACTGGTAGACGTTGGCGCCGACAAGCTGACCGATCTTGCCAGTGGCGATGACCGGGGCTTCGAGGCCGCGGACACCGATGATGGAGGTATCGGTGAGGAGGTCGTTGGCGTAGCCGGAGCCGAGGACGAACGAGCGGGGGTCGCCAGCCTTGGCGGTGTCGAGGGCGGCCTTGGCAGCCACGACTTCAGCGTAGGACAGGTTAGCACCAGGGGTCTGGCTCGAGGAGTAGTTGGCGGCCGTGATGAGGGCGCCGACTTCACCGAGGCAGGCTTCAGCGATCGCGACAGCGGCGGTCGGGGTGAAGGCGTTGACCAGGTACTGAGCGCCGTAGGACTTGACGTCCAGCGGGCTGAAGCGGGCCGAGTACTTGAAGTGCTTCAGGGTGACGGTGGCGGCCGTGAGGGTCGCGTCGTCGCCGGTGAGGTAGCCACCAGTGGAGAACTGGGAGGCCGTGCCGGCGCCCACGAGGGGAACCTGGACGGACTTACCAGCCTGACCTTCGAGGGCGGTGAAGACCTTGGAGAAGCCGTTCAGGGCCGGGAGGCGGCCGCGGATCGCTTCGATAACGGATTCCGCGAGCACATTGGGCGCGGCAACAATGGAATTAGCCATAGTAGTATATTAGGAGATTAGGGGTGGAGGAAAATTAGATGGCGGCCTTGATGATCGCCGAGCGATGCGCGGCGAAGTAATCAGAGCGCTCCTTGCCGACAGGCAGGGAGAGGAAGACCGCGAGGTGGTCGACGGCTTCCTTGGTGGCTTCGCCTTCCTGGGGAAGGGCGGTAGGGGTGATTCCGACCGAAGCGGCGATGACGGCGGCCTGCTTGGAGGCGCTGACCTTGGTCTGCTCAAGCTCTTCGGCCTTGGCCTTGAAGGCGGCCAGTTCGGCGCCCATCGCTTCGAGAGCGGAGGACAGTTCGGCGACCTTGGCGTCCTTGGCAGCGGCTTCAACCTTGAGGGATTCGAGCTCAGCGGAGGCACCGACGGTCAGCTTCTCGATGGTAGCGCGGAGGTCGTCACGCTCGCCGGTGATGGCGTTGGCGGTGGCAACGGCAGCGGAGAGTTGTTCTTCGATGGTCATCTTGGATTTGCAGGGGGTGGCAACTATTCCTTGATCAGATTGCCCGGGATGACCCACAGTTTGCAGACGGCGTTCGGGTCGATGTCGCCCTTGACCAGGTCGCATCCGCGGCCGCCGTTGTAGAAGACGCAGTTCTGGCACATCAGGCCTTTGTCGGCGAACGGAGATGGGGCCGCGTAGTGGGCGCCATCAGGGCCGGAGGTCTGGTCGAACTGGCCGAAGGTCTCGGCGATGTCGCACAGTTCGTCGCACATGGCGTTCTGTCGAGGGGTCAGCACAGGGCCACCTTCCATCTCGCCCATGTCGGCCTTCACCTTGGCGAGCATGGCCTTCGTGCCTTTGCCGCGCATCATGGTGTTCTGGTTCGGGTTATAAGCGCCGTTCGGGCTGAAGGTCTGGACAGCCTGGTTGAAGTTGTCGGCGATGCCGGTGACCATGCCGTTCTGAGCGGCCTGCTTGCCGGAGAAGGTCTGGCCTTCCATGGCGTCGGCCTTGACCATCGTGCGCTTCATGTTCACCGCGGCCTTAAAGTCCGCGTGGATCGCATCGACGCCGGCCTGCAGGTTAGCCATCTGCTCGGCGCTCATCGTGGTGCCTTCGACGCCAGCACCCTTGTAGATTCCGGACTTGATGAGGACGCTCTTCGCACCGGCCATGTCATAGGCCTTGGACAGGTCGACGAGGTTCATGTAGACGCCGACCGAACCGATGGTCGACGAGCTGGAGGCGACGACGCGGTCCGCAGCCGAACCAATCCAATAGGCGGCCGAGGCCATCTCGCTATCAGTGTAAGCCATCGTTGGCTTGCCCATGTTGCGGACAAGGTTGGCCGTCTCTTCAACGCCGGTGACCGTGCCGCCAGGGGAAGAGATCTGCAGGGCGATGCGCTTGACCGCCGGGTCGTTCTTCATGGCCTCGAGGGTCGTGGCGACTTCGTTTAGGTCCACGGCGCCCATCATCTTCTCCATCGGGGACAGGCCTTTTCCGATGACGCCGACGATAGGGACTACGCCAGTGCCGTCTTCCATGACGTAGGCCGTAGGGGCCGCGCCGAAGAGCTGCGTCAGCATATCGGTGAAACCGAACTTCTCGGCGAGTTCGGCGTGGGCCTTCGCCCGTGACGGGTCGATAAGCAGGGGCTCGCGGCCGTTCAGGCCATTGGAGAGGAAGCGCATGGTTTATTCGTTGGAAATAGGAGGGGTGGACTCGACAGGGTTCTGGGCCAGCGGGTCTACCGTACCAGGCTGGACGTTGTTCGGCTTGTAGAGCAGCTCGAAGGGCAGGCCGTGTTGCTTGGCGAGGGCCGTGATGTAGGCCATGTCGTTGGCCCGCTTTTCCATCTCGGTGCGGAAGTCTAAGCCACGCTGGGCGTAGAGTTCGGACATCGACAT